CAGAAATTTTTTTCTTTCTTTCATCACTTAGGCTGGTCATGTAAGAGCCTTCGCCGCCACCAGTCATGTTGTACCCATACGGCAGCATTGACTGGTACTGCTTGATTGCTATCCTTTCAAGTTGCAACAAATCATCCCATGAGATTGATGATGCAATGTGTTCTGCAACAAACGAATTTTCACCATATTTTCTTATTGCTGCCGAAAGTGCATACGGGCGATTTGATCTTGCATAAGCTATGTGGCGCTGAACGCGCCTAGCCAATGATTCTCTTGTTATGCCGATGTAGGACTTTCCGTTCTGGAAAGTTAGCTTATAAAGTATGCTCATGAACAAAGCATACCACACAGCCTGCGCATTCACCATCAAATAAGAACACTGCACGAGGACATATTTCGGAGTCCGGTGCTTCCGTTCCTAAGCCATTGTCGGGATTTTATCAGGCTTCGAGGATGGCCCCTTGATGCCGTGTAGCCAATGCGTCCATTGGCGATACTCCCTGCAATGCTCTTATTTCATGGCAGACACCGTCGGGAGCGACTTTCCCGATCTTATAGCCCGGCTCGCATGATATTCGGTGTCTGGAATCATTATACCCCACAACGCCGGATTATATTAACCGTTCGTCTGGAATAGGCTCCGTTTGTTCTCTCGCTCGGCTCCGAGCGGGCTGCATTGCGACGGATAACGACATTATCACCGACGATTCCGCAACATTTGCCCATCCACTGCATCGGCGTAAGCCTGACTTCGTTGCAAATCAATTATAAGCGAACTTCGTCTTTCTTATCCACCATCAAGAAGCTCGTGATCGGATAGTTGCGCGTATCACCATCGGAGTAATAGACCTTCACGTTCTTTCCGACGACTTCCCAGCAATTCGTTAGGCCGATCTTGCCTGTAATGCTCATCGTGAATCCAGAATGTCCGTAAACGCAGTCACTCTTGTCTGTCGTCAGCACAAGCGTTGCGCCGTTCTCCATGCGCGTAAAGAACGTGTCAGCCTGCACTGTTGCACTCAGTAATGTTGCGATTAGTAATGTTCTCATTTGTCCATCCCCAGTATTTTTCTCATCTTTGGCATTTCACGGTCACGCGCTGCAACTGATCTAGCTCTTGCCTCGCGCTTTTTCATTTCCTCAATCATCCGCTTCATTCGATTCCAACTCATAGCTCACCTCTCGTTCGTTTTGATCTTTCTTTGCCTAGCAACTCCTGCTTCTCAGCAGACGTAAGATTCCAGTTTGGCGGAAGCTCACCAGATACCGGAACAAACCGGCAGTAGTTGAACTGTACCAAAGCCGGAACAATTCCGGTTGTACCATGACGCATCTTTCCGATGATTAGCTGTCCGTACAGACGAGAGTCATAGTCAGCATCAGGATCGTTGTCGCGGAATGGAAAGATCACCGCGTCTGCGTCCTGCTCAATTGCGCCAGAATCACGCAAATCAGATAACTTAGGCCTTGCCCCATGTCGCTGCTCAATCGCTCGGTTAAGCTGCGTCAGGGCGATTACAGGCACATCTAAGTCCTTCGCCAGTAGTTTTATCTCTCGGCTAATATCGGTCATGCGTTGATACATGCTGTCTGACTTCGCTGTGACTAGGCCGATGTGGTCAATCACGATCATATCCAAGCCAGACTTTCGCTTGATCTTCTTGGCCTCTCTGCGAATGCTTGCCATCGTCTGCATCGCCTTGTCATTGATGTGCAGCGGAACATTCATGTACTCAGTGGCAAAGCTGGTGATTTTGTGACCAACGTCTGATTCACCAAGCTGCGCTGTCTGAACGCCCTCATAGTCAATCGACATAGCCTGACTAGCGATTCGGTGCATTAGCTCATTGCTGCTCATTTCCAGACTGATATACAAAACCGATTTGTTCTGCTTGATGGCCGTCCAAGCAAGGTTAATTGCTAGGTTCGTCTTGCCCATGCCTGGACGTGCAGCGATAACAATCATCTCGCCACCATGAAAGCCCTTGCAACTCTTGTCTAGCTCAGGGAATCCAGTCTTGATGCCGGTAATGCTGTCGCCAAGCTGTGACAGCCGGTTTAGCTCCTCGTACCACGAATAAAACAAATCTCGGCCTGTTAACGTCTTACTACTAACCTCCTCCGTCTTGATGACTCCAGCCAGAACATCTGTTGCGCGCTCTACACGGTCAGAAAGCTCCAAGGTTGCGTCAGTGATGATTTGGTTGGCCTCACCCCAAGCCGAAGCTAATTCGCGCAGCCTAGCCTTGTCTCTGACGATTTGAGCGTATGACTTAGCTTGTCCTCCAGGTGCGTTTGACAATACTGCGGCTGCAATGGTCATATCGCCGGTTTTGTCGGCAACGGTCAGCGGGTCAATCTCTTGGCCTGCTTCGTACAGCGCAAGGATGGTTTCGTAAATGGTTCGATAGTGCGGCTGCGTGAAATCTGACGGCGCAAGAATGTCTTGGCACTCATCGACCTGCTCAGGACGCAACATTAAAACGCCGCAGACTGCTGCCTCGGCTTCATGGTTGTAGCTCATTGGTATTTCCCCTCGATGACGCCCTTAAATCCTTTAGGGCTTATTAGAAAATCAAAATCTGCTCGCCATGATCTATCCCCTGACGCTTCGCCCATCAGGAACTTAGATTCTGACACTGCATTGAAAAATGAATGCCACCAATCTAGTTCTTTTGATTTCGGATACTCACGCTGTCTTGCTGCCAATGCTGCCTTGCGCTTTTGGTCAATCATCTTAACTCTTGGCAGAGTTGGTAGCGTGTCGTGATATGCCGTCAGTACCGATTTCATATCGCACTGTTCAACCTGTTTCTCAGGCGAAGCCTGTATATCTAATTGGTTCTCGGTTCTCGGTTCTCGGTTAGCATCGAAAACAGGTTCGGTCGCATTGCGTTCGGTATGCGTTCGCATAGCGTTCGCATTCTTCCATCTTGCGTTCGCACTGTTTCGTGCTTTATCACTCTTGGAATGGTACTCAGTGATTTCACGTTCACACCGCTGATTAACCCATCCTAACGGTGTCTCTACAAAGAAATGACGCAGTAGCAAACGCACGGTTTTTTCATCCGTTCGCATTGCGAATGCAATATCTTCAATCTCCCCATTTAGCGGGGATTCAGTGTCGTAGCATGTCCACAACATACGCAAATACGTTGCCAACTGGTGATCATCAAGATGCGACGTTGCGCTCTTGAAGTCTCCAATGTGGTGTTGGTAGTAGTACATAAATCCCCCAAACAAAAAGGCATCAAGACCTGGACACTGGTGGAACTCTGGTGGTCGCCGGATACGCTGGCGGGAGCAACGACCATCAGAACAGTGTGCAGGCTTGATGCCTCTAGCCAGCGTATCAATTACATCATCGGGTTGGGTTCCACGCCTTGCCGACAAACCAAGACTACATCACTCCACAACAGCCATCAAGCGGCTAATTGTTTCGTCTACCTCTTGTAACAAACTGCGCGTAGCTGCGTCTAAGTTGGCGATGTACTCGTCATCACGCTCAACCTTGCCGACAAATACTTGTAGACGCTCATCCAACACACGAGGGTCATAGCTGACGAAGTTGCACGCCTTGCGACCCGTGATCCATAGCTGAAACTGAATCTGCGGAATGTGTTCGTCTGGTACGCCTTCTGTGAAGCAGCGCAGGTGACGCGCCGGATTGAATGGACACTTGATCTCTAGCGTTTCATCGTCGCCAACAAGACCATCTGGCGATGCGCCGGCCAACAAGTCCTCGTGCGTGATGAAGCCTGTTAGCTCAACTAATCGACCTGTGACTTCCTCAAATGCGCTGACAGCAGCAGACTCTTGCTCGGTACCCCAGTCGGTCGCAGCGTTTCCAGTGAAGCCTTGTGATTGGCCTGTCATGCGCTCGGCCACTAGCTCATCAATGTAGGCCTGGCGTGTCTTGCTTGGCTCGATGCCACGGCCTTTCGTCATAATATCCTTGGCTCGGCTGGCCGTAGCCAGTCCAAGCCGTGCGAATCGCCATCCTTCGGTGCGTTGTTCGATCATGACAACTCCTTTTTCTTGTCGTCCTTCGCCTTTGTGCAGAGTTTCTTCACGTCTACCGGCAACTCTGCCCAGACTTCGCCGAGGGTCTTTAGATCAGCGCAAGCCTGAATCTGAGCTACTGCAAGCATGGCCTCGTTAGTCAAAGCCTCTTGCTTAACCTGCTTGTCCTCTGGCGTTTCTAGCGGCAAATCTTCGCCAGCGTAGATGTAGAGGCCAAGGCCGTGCAGTGCGATAGCTTTAGCTAGACAGCGCTGCATGGCGACGTTTACGGCAAAAGCGTCAGGGTTCTGAATAGCCTGATTCTTGTGATTCATCACTGGCAGCTGGGCGGTCATTGCCTTGCCGAAAGCAGTAACAGTGCAGAACACCATCATGGATTCGCCAAAGCGCACAGGCTCGCGGTATTCCCATGTTGCCAGTGGGTCGTGACGCAGTAGCTGATCGACAGCCCATGCCCAGGATAAGTAGCTCAGGCCGTTTTTCTTCTCGATGTGTGCCGATACATTGATCTTGGCTAATTCGGAAAAGTTCATTGTTGTTGCTCCATTTCTTCAAGTTGCTGTTGGTATTCGTGGTCAGTCATGGTTTCTCTCCGGTTGACGAAAGTGACTTTACTTACATAAATGCTTCGTGTAAAGTGCATTTTGTCGGTGAATTACATGCGGAGGTGATATGAAAGTGCGCGAAGCTGTTGAGCTTCTGGGTGGCCGTCTGGCTGTCGGGAAAGTGCTTGGCGTGAAGGAAAGAACGATAAGCGATTGGATGACGCACAACAAAGTGTCCGGCCAACAGGCTATGTCATTTTACGACTTGTGCAAAAAATACGGTGTGCAAATAACTATGGCTCAGATTCTGGGCAAATGAGGCTTATATGATTCTTACAGGCAATGTGCGATTAGGAAAAGATGGCGAACTTAAATATACCGCAAGCGGTTCTGCTGTTGTGAACTTGGCCGGTGTGTACGAGTACGGTCGCAAAGGCGATGACGGCAAGAAGCCTAGCCAGTGGGTAGACGCTGCGCTGTTTGGCAAGCAGGCCGAGGCATTAGCTCCGTATCTTAAGAAAGGTGCAGTGCTAAGCGTTGTGCTGGATGAAGTACACATTGAGACATATCAGGG